CCCTGGCTGCGCGGCTGGGGAACGACAACGATCAAGTCTATCAACGCCTGGTCGCTGCCGTCTTTAAGTCGGTAGGTGCTCATGCCAACTCCCGTATTATTTGCGTCATCTCACTGCGCACTGCCATCGCCACATCGCCTGGACTCATCCCCGGCGCTGCGTAGATCTGAATCGCCCCATCCCCTAAGTTCAGCGTTGCCCCTCCACGCCCACCAGCGTCGCCTACAGCGTTGAGCAATTGAGGTTGGGTAAAGTTGCCCATCATGCCACGTAGCGCCGCTGTGGTGTCGGCGCTCAACATGTACTCGGGTCGGCTGCGGCTGCCGTGCACGGTCGCTGCGCCGGTGTACGAGACAGCGCCGCCACTGGCGAAGGGCACCGGTTGATTCGGCGTATTGCTGATGGGTTTCGTTGTGCCACTGCTGACGCCCTTGTTGCTAAGAATCGAGTTGTACCGTTTGTTGATTTCATCTTCGAAATCATCCCAAAAGGCCTCAAACAATTTCAGTGCGTCATCCTGTCCCCGCTTTTGCAAAGACAGCCACCGCTGATTTTGAATCCCCAGACCCGCCAACTGTTTGACAAACTCGTTGTCTAACTGTTGACGTTCGCGTGCTGCCTGTTGGGTGATCTGCGCCAGTCGGTCCTGATGCGCCGTCGCCATTTGTGCGAGTTGCCGTCGCTGGTCTTCGGCCTGTCGCTCCAGGCGGATGGCCCGATCCTCGTCCTCCATGCGCTGTTGTTCGGCGATGGACTGGCGCATGTCCTGGATTCGTTCTTCATCGGCTTCCCTGGCGTCCTGTAGCCGCTCAGCGTGCGCCTCCTGCTCTTGTTGGATGCGTTCAGCCAGGTTCTCCTGCTCCTGCTCGATGCGCTCCTGGAGATTCCCACGCTCCTGCTCAGTGCGTTCGGCCAGGTCGCGGCTCAGGTTGCCGGCCTGGTTGTTAAATCGCCGGTTTTCCTCGGCAATGGCGCGGGCGTCAAGTCTGGAGGCGGCGTTGAGGATAGTCTCGCGGTGGCTGCGTTGTAGATCCTCCATGCGTTTTGCATGGTCCTGCTCGATGTCCTCAACTCGTTTGGTGCTCTCTTTGCGGATGTCGGCAATGCGATCTCCGCTATCCCCGATCAGATCGTTGATACGGTCCTGGAGGTCGGCCCACCAGTCCGCCTCACGTTCGGCGGCGTTGGCGCGAATGTCGGCAATGGACTCCTCTAGCTGTTGTTGCTGGCGTAGACGTTGCCGTGCAAAGTCCTGGGCTTCCCTGACGATGGACAGTTCGTACTGCGCAATCACGTCGGCGCGCTGCTGTTCGTACTGGCGAGTAGCGTCGAGGCGCGCCTGGGCGGCATCTCGCTCAATTTCCTGCACGGCTTCAGACCATGCAACAATGGCGCTAGTTTGTTCGCCCTTGAGTGCGGCATCCTCTGCTTCTGTCTGCAATCGCTCCTGGTTTGCCGGCGATGCTGCCGCTGTGGATGCAAACAACCCCTGTAGCCATTGCCTGTTGCTTTCAGCGGTAGCGCGTGCATGTTCCACAACGGAATCACCCAACTCTCTGATTTTGTCTGAGCTTTCCGTTAGGTCGAGTGCGAAGTTTTCTAACTCGTTACCCCCTAACCGGTCGGGCAACAACTTGCCCAGGCCGAACAGCAACAGTGCAAAACCGTCGCGAAACGACGCCGCCCCGTTGAGAAATACGCGCACAGCCTGGGCCATGCCGTTGGTCAGTGTGTTGAGGATAAGAACAATGCCCGCTGCGATGATGTCGACGAGTTGGCGTATTGTGTTCATCAGGCTATTGACTGACGTATTCTGCATAGCCTCGTTGCCGGTCGCAAACCCGATACCACGCGCCGCACCAATCCCGATAGCGCCGCCCGCTACCCCAGCCCCCGCCAACACCCCACCGCGTCCCAATGCCGTGAGAATGCCTGCCGCTTTGAGCGCTTTCGCCGCTTGCGCTGCCTGATTCAATACCAATGCCAGCGGTGCGGCAACGGCGGTTGCGGCAATAAGCCCGGCGCCCATTGAAGCGAGTGCCGGGCTTGTCTGTTGTATCTGGGTCAGGAACGCCGTTGCCTGCTGCAACAGCGGGGTGAGCGTGTTCAGCAACGGCTCAAACCCTGTCGCCAACAATTGCCGTGCAGCATCTGTGGCGATTCTGAGTGAAGCGTTAAACGTTTTGCCCATCCGGTCGGCAACCTCAGTTGTCGCCCCCATGCGATTCAGTATAAGGTCAAGACCGGCGGCAAAGCTACCCGTTTGGTCAACGGCGGCGCGGAGTTCTTTACGAGCAATCCCGAATCGCTCGGCGATACTCATCAAATCAGTACCGCCGCTAGACAGTGCTTCGTTGATGGAAAAAGCCGCACCCGCCAAACCCTCACTGGGTCGCCGAGTAGCGAGACGGCGGGCTAGATCCAGGTATCTTTCTAACTCGGTTGTGTTGCCCTTCAGCGCTGGTAGCAGTTGATTGGTGAACGCGAGAATGTCTGAAAAGGGGACACCCGCTTTCGCCGCGCTCTTGCGTAAATCTTCCATCAAACGCACGGCGTCGCGCTCATTGCCCACGATGCCGGTAAGCTGAATTTTCGCTTCCTCCAGCCCCCCCGCCGTCTTGAGTCCCAACCCCGTAAGAACAGCCGCACCAATGCCAACGGCTGCAATTTCGCCGCGCAACTCACGCAACGCACCGCCCAAACGACGAACACCGGTTGCCGTTTGGGTCATCGATTGATTGATACTTTGCCCGACCCCGCGCATAGTTGCAGCTGCTGTTTGCGCCTGGCTGGTGTCGATCGTTATGCTGCCTCTGGCATTTCCGAGACCGGTTGCGCCCTGCGTCATCTCATCCCGCCTTAATCGTCTTTATGCCGAACTGCGATGCAAACGCCTGGAAGTGGTGCCGTTCCCGCTCCTTCTTCGTCGGAGGTCTTGGCAGTCGAAACTCAGGGTCAAGCAACTCATCCATCTGGTGCTTTGGTCCCCAGTCGGGCTTCTTCTCTGTGCCGTGATTTTCCTGTTCTTGGGCTGCGTTTTCAATCACTGTGCCCAGGAACGTAACGGCGCTATCAAACTGGTATGCCGTCCATCGATCTTCTATCTCTACCAGATCACTCGGTCGGCTGTGTGTTGCTTTCGCCGTCAGATACAACACCCACATCTGGCGCTTGTCTGCGACGAAAGGAACGCAGCGCTTCGGCTCCTGCAATGGCAAGGTTGAATACCGTCATTTTGTCGCCAAAGTCCACATCTTCCAGGCTGATTTCGTCGTCAGCCTGCGGATCGTCTACAATGCGCGGCGAGACGAACGATGCCTTGCATACTACGCTCAATAGCTTTGCCATGTTGGTGGCAAGGTCTGCCGCGCTGCTCAGTTCGTCGTTCTGGATTTCGCCGTATAGCGTCTTGGCAGCAAGCGGCGTTAACAGATCTGGCAACTCACCCGATGTAATCATAATGTCCAGGGCGACGGGTCGTAATTTGGCGACATAGCCAGAGGGAAGGGTAATCGCTACCCCCTCCCGTCTGGTTCTGCGCCACTGTGCCCCCGATGTAGGTGACAGTGTAGTCATGCAATCCCCTTACTGGACGTTGGTGGGCGGAATGGCGACGGCGGTTGCAGTCTCGTGCTCTATCAGGACCATCGCATCATAGGTTGTATCGTTGACGCCAAAAACCGTCAACTCTGGGATGGCATACTGCCCGTACTCCATGCTGGTCAGGGCGACGTTGCCCATGACTTTTGCCTTTGGGATAAACACATGTGTGTCACCGGTCCCCTGTGTTGCGTTGGCAGCTCCACAAATCCCGAAGTACGGCATCTTGTCACTGCCGCCCAACTTGATTTGAGAAACCCGGTTGGGCGTACTGCCTGAACTGCTGATGGCCTGACCCAGAATCACCTCAAGCGCTGCGAGGCTGACACTACCAAAGCGAAGACGTACTTCCACGCCGGTAACGCTCGACTGTGTATCTGTGATCTGGTCGTCGCCCTCCAACTGCGCGCTAACCTGCTGCAGCGATGTCCCCATCATCTGCACGGATGGCACGTCTACCTCTGTGCCGTATGTATCTGTTGCGGTCCATGTGGCTACCTTGCAGTCATTCAACCCAAACTGCGGCGCACCATAATTATCGAAAGCCATTGTTTCTGTCTCCTCTATGTCTTGAATGTATGCACAACAAAATCACTGCGTTCTACACTGGCGTCGAGAATATCGTCCCGTTGCGAACGAACATCCCCGCTCCAGTAGCACCGAAACGTACCGGACAATTGCACTGCATGAAGCAATGTATAGACCCGGTTGCGCATGGTCTCAATGGCGGTGTAGCCCGAATCCTGGTAAAACCACACCTCTAGCATTTCCCGGACACTCACGTACTGGTCCGGATCATCGCGCAATATCCCATCCGGCGTGGAGCTGCGCAGCCGGATCACCACAGCCGGCTTAAGCACGCCGCTGGCATCGTAGGCCGCACTTGTGGCGGTATTGCTGCGGCTCAGGCCCAGACGGCCGGTCTCGTCGAAGTCCCACACGCCGCCGGTTGCCGCTGCGAGTAGTGTGGCGTCTGCCTCCAGGATTGTCTTTGCCGCCGATAGTGCGCTCATGATCAGACCCCACGAATCCAGATATCAACGATTGTCGCCGCAACCATTAAGCCAACGCCGATGATAATGCCCAGGCAAAGGTACATCTTCTCCATGCTGCTCATGACCTCAACATCCTCATCACGTCACTCCAAATCTTGGGCCCGAAGTGGTCAAGCGCCGGGCTGATAATGGCGTACTTGCCCGAAAAGCGAATCTCCAGCCACACGCCGTATTCGACATCCGGGCCATGTGTGAGCCACAGCCGCACAAACTCACCGGCGACGGATTCCACTTCTGTCTTGAGTCCAGCCCGAGCAGCGCCGGTGCGGTCGGTCCAGGGGCGATTGCTCTTCATCCACTGCTCGATTTCGCCCGTGTAGCGGTCCACAATCAACTGCACGCCCACGTGTAGATTGCGTGCGTAATTTTCCGCCAACTGCCTGAATACGATATCCGGCGGCACATCCCACTTGAAGTGCGCATCCCGTTCGGTGAAGCTGAATCGCTCTAACCTTGCCACGGGGCAACCTCCACAAAACGTTGGGCGGCGTGTTGCCACGTCTGGTTCTGCCGTAGCCACTGCGCCGCCGTCTGTCCCCGCGTCACACCTGTAACGGGATTCTCATAGCACCAGCGCAGCCACGTCGCCAGTTCGGGCACGTCCGCTTTGCGCCAGGTGCCGGCGACGGTTGTCTCGTGTGACGGGATGGGCGCTTCGTGCGTCGTCTGCAAGACCAGCGCCCATTCGTCGGTATGCCCATCGTCTAGCCCGCTGTGCCGTCCGACAATCACCGGCAACCCCATCATGGCGGCCTCTCTGTGCGGCATCCCCCACCCTTCGCTACGGCTCGGCAAGACCAGACAATCGGCCTCTCGATACACTTCGGATGGATGCGCCACATCCTCCAACCAGAATCGCAGCCGTGGATCTCGGTTAGCCTCTGCGACCGCTTCCAGGAATCTATGCTCCAGGCTCCCCCTTCCTTTGACAATCAATCGCACGTCAGGCGTATCGTCAGGTGAGCCAAACGCTTTGTAGAACGCATCGTGCGTTTCGACCCACCCTTTGCGTGCGCCCCTGTCGGCAAACGTGAGGAACGTGTACGGACGTTCTGCGCTCTCCGTGATAAGCGGGAATTCGTCCGGGTCCGTCCCGCCAGGCACTACGCTCACATGCAACCCGGCAACCGCAAACGCATGGGCATTGTGTTCACACGGGACAAACACCTGCTCAATGTGCGCTGCGTGCATGTAGCCGGCCCATCCTCGCGGCAACTCGCTGCCTTCGGTCATTGAGAATAGCCAGTGGCGACCCGGCACAGTACCCAGGCAGAACGGCGGTAACACGCTCAAATAGGGTGCGTCGGCGTACTGATGCTGCTCGGCAAACGGGCGTTGAATGTCCAGCCGCGCCACCTGTACGCCGGCACGGAATAGCGCCAGGGCCAGGTGCGCCGCAAATCGCCCATAGCCGTCGAGATGCGATTCCCAACTAACGAGATTCAGGCGTGGCACCCGTCATCTCCTCAATGAAGGCGATCAGCGCCTCACAATAAGCGAGCGTGGGCGTAAAGCCCCACAGTTCGGTAATTTTCGCCTGCAACTTGGCGGCGTCATCTAGTGGTAGGCTTGCAATCTCGCTCATAAAAACCTTGTATGATTTACTCTTCCTCTGTCCGCCAGAATGTACACACTCCAGCAAACCAGCGTAGGTGGTCGTTCTGGGTCAGATAGACGTTATACACCGAACACGCATCGCCTTGTGGACCAAACCACTGGATTCTATAGTCTCTCGGAACTTCGACCGGGAAAGACCAGATGCGGATCCCTCTTGTCTCGTAGGTCCGAATTGCTGTAAAGACAACTTCACTCCCACTTGAGACAACAATTGTGATCGGGAGTCGACTGATCACACTCCGATCAATCAGAGTAATGAGAATTTCACGGTCGGCCAGAGTGTAATCCACGACAATCGGTAGATAGACCGGGAATTCCCGCACAATGCTCGGCGGGTCGACGCTGACGCACGGTTCGGTGATAGGTCCTGTCGGTGGGCAGTCCGCCGCCTCAACAGGAGCGGGAACGCCCAGCCATAGGGCGAGTCCGGCCAGGATGATGAGTAGGAATCGGTTCATACGAACGCTCCATGTGTGGTCTCGGCGAGCACGGCGTCTAGCGTCAAGTTCGCACTGTGGCCACGGCACATTACCCGGCATGTTCCATCCACTGCACACGGTCCGCCGGCACGTTGCCATACGCTAATGAATGGCTCGTTGCTCAAATCGCCCAACAATGCGCCCGGCTGCTCTCGCTTGTTCACGCAGCGCCAAACTTTGCCGTTTGGCGTGATGACCGTCTGCATGGCTGACCAGTTGCAGGTTGCGTAGCCATGGCCTTGCCAATCCCGGTACTCGCTGAATCGGGCAAGGTCGACAATCACAAAAGAATCGCCCTCGTGTGCCCGCAGGCGTGCGCACGCCTGGTGCATCCACCGAGTGTTCTCTGCGAGTTCGCCCGGCGCATCGTGGCTGTAGTGGATGGTAGGCCGAAACTGCACATAGTCGACGCCCAACGATTGACCCAGCGCCACCATTTCGCGCGTGCGCCGGTAGTTGCCTTGATGGAGCAGAAACCCCACGCCGATAGTCGCAGCGCCAAGCGCGCTCACCAGATGACGGATGCCGTCGGTTGCACGCCCGAACCCGTTGACGCCCTTGCTAGCGCGGTACGAGTCGGCGTCACATTCGTCCAACGAAACGTAGACCCAGGTGAATAGCCGTCTGAGTAGACCGGCACTGGCTGCGTCGATGTGGCCGCCGTGAGTGTAGATCCCCTGCTGTAGCCCCACCGTAGCCGCATGGCGCACGATGTCCTCGAACTGCGGGTGCAGCGTCGGCTCGCCACCGCCGGCCCACGTGACGCTCTTCACACCCGCCTCCGCCAACTGCTCCAGGATGCGTTCGCCCAGCGCCAAGTCCATCAAATCGCCGCCGTCGATATGCCCGGCGGGTTTCTCCGCCTTGCCCGCCAGAGGCCCGCGTGTGTGCGTGTAGGCGAAATGGCACCAGGTGCAGCCCAATGAACAGCGATTACTCAGGTCAATCTCCACATTGATGGGCGCCAACGTCTTGCCCGTCGTCTTAAGTTGCACCAGGTGATCTGGATGATGGAGTATCTTTGACCGCGGGTTGATGTAGGTCATGGGCAATCTGCCTGTGCTCGGTAGCGTCGCATCACCTCAATACGCCAGGGAAACGGGCCGTGCGTCGCATGGGCGAAACGTGGCGATGGGTGCCGATTGCGTGACTCATGGCTGTTCCATTCCAACGGCAAAAAATGGGTATGTCTGTATAGCTCTGTCGGCTCGGCAACCCGGATCGGAAATCCTGACAAGTCGTGACCCATCAAATGAAGGATTGCCGCTTGCTCCCACCACGGGTGGTGTGTGTACTCTGTTAGCGCCCAGGCTTGCGCCATGTAGGGGAATAGCGCCGGCGTTAGATACCACACGTCGCAGTTGGGGATTTGCCCCTCCGGTGCGTTGTGTGTGGTCATTGCCTGCCATGCCCCCGCCGGTATCTCATCAGCAATGTCCCGGCTACTGTCCACAATCACCACATCACAGCCCAGCCATAGCACGGCGTCGTATTCTGCCAACAACTTCTGCAGTGCCGGGATGCGCCACCAACTCGGCGGACGGCTGCGATCAATGTCGCCGGGTAGCCCCTCGACGTACTCGTAGCCGTGTCGCTCGGCGTAATGCCTAAACGTTGGGCGGCTGATGTCGAGTAGTTGTGTATAGGGACCTGTAGCAAAACTGACCAGAGATCGTTTCATCAGCCCCACTTACCCAGAAAGTGCTGACGATTGCGCAAGTCTGCCTCATAGAATCGTGGCAGGTGAATGCGCTGTCCCTGGCCCAAATGCGTGAATGGAAAGGCGGGCATGTGCTTGAGTTGATATCCGTTCTTGACAGCCGATGCGCAAAAGTCCACATCCGCCCAGCTTGCCATCTCGTACTCACCATCCCATCCGCCGATAGCTCTCCATGCGGCGGCATGGGCTGCGACACACCAGCCCTCGATGTACTCCCACCGGTACTGCTTCTTCAGGCACGGTCCCATCACACACGGTTTCGACTTCTCCAGCGTCTCGACAAATGGCCCGGTGCACAACACGTCGTTAGAAAGCACCAAATACCAGTCGGGGTTCTTCGCTTCCAACGTTGCCCGGTTGATAGCGGCGCTGTAGCTCAGCCGTTCGGTTCTGTGTACGTTTCGGCGGTTGCGGGGGTATGGCTCTGTACTGGCATTGTCGATAACCACAACCTGCACGCCCGGCTCGTGTTCCTTGAGACTTTCGATCAGGGGGAGCGTGTACTTATCCCAACCCTCGATCCCCACAATAAGCGCTGTTACATTCGTCATTACTGAATCGTCCTTGCTATGGCTACGGTGCGAATCGTGCGGTTCGGTCTAACGAGTACAACCTCGTAAAAGATGCCGTCGCTGTCCTTGAAGCGGTCCCCAACGGCTACGTTGAAATCGATAGCGCCCACCACCATCACGATGTTGTCCGACTGCTCCAGCCCGCCAATGTCGCCGCGGCGAATGGCCTGTGCACTTGGCGGCGTGATGCGCACAGTCTGCGCTGTGCCTACCCGGCTGATGGTGATGCTTTCCGAGTCGCTGTTGCGAATGTCCGTCGCTACGCCTTGCAGCGATGTGATGGTAGCGGCAGGAATGAGCGGCATTAGTAAAACTCCTTGATATAAGGCTCAATCAGGTCTGTGACGGTGAAATAGTTTTTCCCGCTGCTACTTGCGCTGCTTGTACCGCCATACTCGACGGTGACATCGTCCATGCTGATGCGCTTAATCTCCTGCCCGCTGCTGGCGCTGGTGCGTACCTGGTAGTAGGCCGCCGCCATTGCCTTGGTCGCCAGTTCGATGTCTGACGGTGCAGTTGCAGAGTAGGCCCAAATGCCGTTTACCGTGATAGCATCTTCCGGCACGCCGCCGTTGGTAGTACGCCAGTACACAGCGCTATTCGTCTTGAGTCGCAGCCCGATGATGGGCTTGCCCTTGGCGACGGCGTTGCGGGGTTCGGTGACGTAGGCTGTACTCGCTACACTGTCTCCATTGCCGTTGGCGACAGTGACGATGCTGGCAAGGTCGCCCGCCGAGTACACCCACAACACCGCGCCCTCTACGTCGGCAGTCGCATCGAATGTGCGGTCCTCTGCACTGCCCTCGAACGTGCGTCGGGTTCTGGTGTCAATCGCCGCCTGTGCATGGACAATCAGTTGTGTAATCAAGGCGTCGTCTGTCCCAGTGGCAATGCCCAGATATGCCTGTACGTCGGTTACGGTTGTGTACATTTACCGCTTACTCCGGAACGGTGCCCCGCAATGCTGGCACTTTCCGTCACGTCGACTTGGATCTGGATAACAACCGCAATATTTGCAGGTTGGCTGCTTTACTCGCTTGCCATCCGAGCCGATCACGTTGGGCGCCGGTCTCATAGGTGTAGCTGGCTTTCGTTTCGTCCCCAAGATTCGCTCCTCTTCTTCTGGTGTACAACGCGGCATTTCTATGGCCATACGTGCCACTCCTCGCCATATTTCGGTAGATACGCGTGTTCTACCACAATCTCACTGGTTGCCCAAATGCGATAGCCCAGAGCCTTGGCTCCACGCATGAATGACAGATGGTCAATCTCGTGGCCTACCGGCTCGTAGCGCACGCCCTTGCGCCAGATGTCCGCCGGCATCAGGTAGCAACACCCAACGCTGTCCATCTCCTGCACGCCGGGCAAATCGGGCTGCCACATGTTGCGCGTCTTGCCATCCTGGATAAAGGCGCCGGTGTCATAGAACCATCCACCGTTTTTGAAACTACCCGGCTGATGTGGCTTTAACTTCTCAGTGTAGACGTGTGGCGCTACGATGTCGGTCATGCTCACTTCAAGCAACCGCTCAATCAGGTCTGCCGGCGCCCCCACAATATCGGCGTCCATTATCAGGACATGGGTGTGGCGCGGCTTCACCCCATCCTCAAGCACCCGGTTGCGGGCTGCCGCCTGCCGGGAACATGCCCGAGAAGGGTCCGGCTCGAAGGGGCCGTTGTGAACAACCCCATCCCGATGTGGGTAGGTCAACGAACCAACCGCTGCCATACATCGCTTGAATATTTTCGGACTCAGGTCCGGCTTCATCGGCACAGCTACCAGGACATAGGGCTGCGCTTTGTTCTCGTATGCGGTTAGTTGCTTGTTCTCGTAATCGGTCCGCATTAACTGTCCTCCAGTG